AGATGTGGCTTGTCTAAAATATCATATTCCTCACACATATCTTTTACCAGATTGGTATTTGTTATCTCTTCATCTGTATGTATTTCTCTTATTTCGTCTTGTGATGGTATATGATAATTATCAGACATAAAAAAACAATCCATACCTATAGACTCATTATTTTGAATTTTGGAGTTAATTTTAGTTAGTGTTGTTTTCAGATTATTGCACAATAATATTCTTTGATCCATAGCGTCTGATCTTTCACAATAATGTGCATCGGGAGTACATATGATTTTTGTGTCGGTATTTTTCCCTATATCTCTTATGGCCCCAGTAAGGTCTGCTTGTATCGGTAAATTCTCTCTGTCTATAAGTTGGGCTTCTAAAAAGACATTCTCCTTACCAAATATGTCCTTTACAAGATATACTAAATCAGAACCTACTTTTTTGTAGTCTTTAATAATTTTATCATTATCCATTATCTTACTGGCTATTGTTGATCCCAAATGACCGAAAATAGCAATTAAGCTATCTTTCTCTATCAGAGACTTTAATTTATCCAAGCTAAGCCTGGGTTTGTGATAAAAATAGTCTGGCCTATTAGATTCTGAAACTATCTTTATTAGATTTTTCCATCCTTTATAGTTTTTAGCAAGTACCAGAAAATGAGAGAGTGATCTGTTTGATGTTTCTTGAATAGAAGGATCATTTTCGCATATATACAATTCACAACCTAGAATAGGTTTTATATTATTCTTTTTCATATCTGTATGAAATTTTACAGCACCAGCTATATTACCGTGGTCGGTTAAAGCACAAGCATTAGCAGATATATCTATACATCTTTTTGCTATCTGCTCTGTCTTACTAAGTCCATCCAAAAGTGAGTAATGAGACCCACTTAAGAATGGACGTGCAAAGGAGTATACCCTTTATTCACGTCCATACTTTATTTTTTCCTTTCTGTATGATTATGTAATGATCCGGCTTATTCTGTGCTTCCCGGAGCTTTATATTGACCAAATGAGTGATTGTGTTGCTTATATTCGTTTGTGACAAAATTTATTCCATATATTTCTATATCAGGTTTTATTTGTTCACATTTTGACATTGTTGTTCCATTTGCACATATTTGATTATCTCTATATTCTATTATTGGTTGAATATGGGTATTATCAAATGTTGTTTTACCAAAATGACACAATTTGGTACACATCCAGCTTTTATTTAATTTGGGCTTTTTTGACTTTTTAATTATGTCAAATTTTTGACGCAACATATTTTCTGTTTCTTTTAGATCTTTCTTATCGAAACAGATAGAAAATGGACCACCATCATTAATAAAATAAATAGAAAAGATTATATGCTCTATATCAGGATACAAATGACTAATTGCGTAATGATATATTCTTAGCTGAGGATCTTGCTCCAATTTTTCTTGAGTTTTTTCTTCTCCGGTGGCCCAATCAAGCCTGCGACCAGTTTTCCAGTCTATGACTTCTATGGTATTATCGTTGACGAGGGTGATCAAGTCAATAGTTCCTTTTAAAGCTAGGTTTCCCGACAACTTACCTTCCGGTGTGTCATATGAGTATTCTGCCCACGGCTTTTTAATTTCAAAATCAAAATGTTGTTCTGGACATAGAATCCTCCTATTTCTTGGATCAAACATACCACTATTAAAATTAATAGCTTTATAGACCCAATTATAGCAATCTTTATAGTCTTTTTCTGACCATTTGTGATGAGAGTTATGAGTGGAGTAGTGATTATAGACCTGTTTAATTATAACATCTAGCGAATAATCATTTACGTCTATATCTCCGATAATATCGTCTGTAACCATTTGTACCTGATCCTGCTGTGCCTTTTTTATAACAGCTAATATCTCTAGTACTTTATGTGTGATTGTGCCTTTATCGGCCTTTTGTCCAGACGGACCTCGCCAGCCTAAAACATATTCTGCAAAATATTGTTGTTCACATAGACTATGGGTATTAAAAGATGAACTCCTAAAATATGTAATAATCATTTATTTTAAAACACTTTCTTTTATATTTCTAAATATATCATTAAGTTTGATACACTGATCAAATATGGACATGCTCTGATTTTCTATTATATAATCAAAATTAGACCAGTCATATCTCTGTTTATCTAATATTGTTTCGCTGTCATGTTCAGCATCACTAATCTGTTTGGTTAGTCTAACAACTTTTCCTCCATTATTTTTTATTTCTTGTACCTCATTAGGGAATCTGCAATCTGTTATTATGGCTATTCTTGGTTGCTCTTTTAATATTTTGTTAAGAGTAGCTTCGGCCCAAACATTCCTCTTTAGTTTTCTAAATAAATCTGTGCCGATTAGTTGCATTGCATCTCTAGCAGATAGTCTGGATTCGTCCCAATATAGATCAGTTAGTGTATTTTTATCTTCATCAGAACCATAACACTGATCATAGGTCATACCTAGTATGTCTATACAAATATTTTGTTTAAGAGTGTCAGCAAAATTGTATATTTTTATAAGAGGGTCTAATATATCTAGAGCTTTTTTAATATTCCAGTCTGAACTTTGTCTAGATAAACAGGGATCAAAAATTGTTCTTTGATAATTTGTGTCCCCCATTAGATCTGATATTTCTATCTTTCCTTCATTATTTATCCATGTTCTTGAGCATACTCCGCTTTCGACCATTATCAGAGAATACAAAAAATTCCCACTTGTTGATTTGCCGGATTGTTTTTTACCAGAAATTCCTATAATCATATTGAGTTTCCTAATAAATTAAGCTGTTGTATTTCTTCTATACTCATAGAAGCAACGTCGTTTTTTTGAATATTTATATGTTTGATATTATATGTTTTGTAGCACTTGTTGTATATTTTTTCTTGAGCTTGTTTTCCGGCATCGTCATTATCCATAATAGTTATTATATTCATAGCCCCGGAACAGTCTAGCATAATTTTTTGTCTGTCAGAAAATGCTGTACCAAATATAGCTACAGAATTATGTATTCCTGCTTCTTCTAATTTCCATACATTACCAGGACTTTCTACTATTATAACTGTATGGTCTTTCTTTATAAAGTCTTTTGCTTTCCATATATTATATAAGCTATCGCTTGATCGAAATCCAGAACTATGTTTCCACTTGGAAAATTTCCATATTTCTTTATCTGAGGGACAATCATTTAGTGGATTATGATAGGCTTTGCATTTATGACATTTTTCGAAGATGCTACGACCACTACATCCTATAACATTCTTATTGTCTATATCAAATATGGGAACAACGGCCCTCTCATACATTTCTTTATTTCTGTCGTAACATTCTCCTACCAAATACTCATTTAGAACTTTCTGATCAAATCCTCTTTCGGAAAAGTATTTTGATGGTATGTTAATTTTTTGAGAAACATCTGCTTTTGGTATTTTAATTGTATCGTTATTAGGAGCATCTGTTACATACTTAACATAGTTTACAAAATTATTTTTTTCTATATCCGCAGAATCTATTTTGGATAGGCTGTCTCTGGTTATCTTGTCTCCAAGGAAATGATTTATAAACTGTATTGTCTCATTAAATGAGCAAACCTTATCTCCGTTTTTGGACCATTTATATTTTCTTCTTGATAAGCATCCTCGTATAAAACCTATAATAGAAGACTTAAATACTTCATGACAATTATGAGTTCTGCATTTCCAATTACCTCTATATGAGTCTCCAACATAATATAGATTACATGCGCTCTGATTGTCTCCTCCATGTATAGGACAGGACATAATCGCCATTTTGTCCATAAGCTTATACTCGATATGTAGAACCTCTAATAGGTCCTCTATCTTATCGCATAAGCAATCGCTTATTGCTTTTAGTTGCTGTTGATTATACGAATGGGATTTCTGAATTTTCATCATTGTTGTTGTCATTTACTACAAAACCTTCTTTTCTAGAAGATGGATTATTTGTTAATTCAAGTCTCGTTTTGCCTTCTGTTATTTTGGCACACCAACCTCGCATGTGACAATTAATATAATCGTTATCATCTAATCCTCCTCCATGACGACTAATTAATGGAACCAATTTTCTATTGCCATTTTCTGCTCCATCTTCTGCTATTTCTTCATCGCTCTTTCTTTTGAAGATCGTGAAGTTACTGCACAACCATATAATACGATCAGAGCCGCTTGCGGAATCTGTACTTTCTTTTGTTATTCCGTCTCTATTTAATTGTATAAATGCCATTATTGGCACCTGATACTTTTTAGCAAAATTATGAAGTGCTGTCATCATAAATCCAAGAACTTGATACTCTTTGAGATCTTGACTCATTCCGGCACTGTCCATCAACTTAAGATAGTCATAAAATATAACACAGTCTTTTGCTGTTCCGTCATCATTTAGTCCTACCTCTTTTATAATCCATCTTCTCATAATAGCCAACTGTTCTTCAAAAGCCTTTCCGGCTATTGATTTGTAAAATAATTTGGTCTCTTTGAGATCGTTTGATGCGTCTATAATTTTTTGTTTTTTGTGTATAGACTCAGCGAATTTACCAGTTTCTATACTATTTATTTCTATCTCTGTCATCATAGCCAATACTCTATTGATATGGTCTTCCGTATTCATTTCGGTATCCATATTTAGAACTGGTATTTTTAGCTTGTTTGCTATATAAAAGCCCATATTATCGGATAATAGGGTTTTTCCTGTTTTTGGTCGGGCTCCTATAACATTTACTGTTCCTTTTCTTAGACCGCCACCTATAGATTGGTCGTATATCGGAAATCCTGTAGAAATACCAACTTGATCTATCGGATTCTCTATTAGATTGGTAACATAAGCATCTATATCTGATCCGATAGATATAGGAGACGATTCGGATTCGTTATTTAATGCAGAGCTAAAATTTAGAATTGAATCTTCAGCAAGTCCTATTATAGAAGTTATGCTCTCTGTTCCATTGACTTCTAATAGCTTGTCTTGAGTTGTTTCTAGTTGTTTTCTGAGGAGTCTAGTAATTTCTAGTTTTCTGATTTTAGCAGCAAATTTTCTAATATTACTTGAGTCTACTGGAAAATCTAGAACTGCTTTTAAATGCTGAACTTCTTCTTTCTTGTTTAAGATATGAGAAACATCAAGTTCTTGACCAGAAGAATATATAGAAGCTATATCTATTGTTGGTCTATGTTCTTTTTCACATATGTTTTTTAGGCATCTAAAAATAATAGCATTACTATCTATAGTAAATGCTGATTCTTGTACTATATCGGCAATATCTAAAAATGCGTTTTCTCCATACTTGCAAATACCGGCCAGTACGGCTCTTTCCGCCGAGGGATCACATAAAATATTTGGCATTCTTAACCTTGTGTAGATGAGCAATTATTGCATTTATATCTATTTTTGTCATAGACCAAAGCAGGATTGACATTTTCTGTTTTCCCGCAGACTCTGCATTTTACACTAACTGTGTCAAAATGTCTAGTCCTGGGTATAGGAGGATTCTTAG